TCAATCGCCTTCAGGCATCTTCGACGAGTGATGGCTGGTGATCAGCCACCTGTGTCCATTCCACCCGTAGGTAAACGTGTAGCGCGCCTTGACCACGGTACCGTCCGCGTACTTGAACGTGTACAGGCCCGCGTCGATGGCGCTATTGCATTCAACCATGACAAAGCGGAAGTCGATGGTACCGACTGGTTTGTGCTCAAGGAAATGTCTGAAGTAGTCCTCCTTTTCTTCGACGGTCAAACGCGGTTTGTTCGATACGGTCGGCAGCAGGATCGAACGCGGTGCATAGTTCGCCGCGACCTTCGCCGGGTCGCCGGTCTTCAGCGAGTCGTTCCAGCGGTCGAAGAGTGAAGCGATCTGCTTCTCCGATGCGGGGTGGCAGGCTTCGGTTTTCGCGTGCGCGTTCCCGTGGACGGCAACACCGAGCACGACAGCAACCGCGCACGACCTCGACAGGCATGTTTGCATGATTCACCTCGTCTGGATAATGAAAGGCCCTCTACACCGTGCGTTCGCTGCGATCGCTATGGGCTGGCTTGTTCCAGTCCGGGCCCGGATCAAACGATCTCTACGATTGGCGCTCTCGCCACGCGCTCTGCTCCGAAGGTGGGCAACCCTCGTTGTATCTCGCTCTACCCGGCGTCAAGCGGTTTCGCCATCCGGGACGCTGTGAGTTCGCTGTCGTCGCCTGGCAGGGTGGCGATAGCCGCCGCAAGTCGCTCTCTGCCGAAGGGGGCCGCGAGCTTTTCCGGTTGTCATCATCGGCGGGAGTTGCGCTACCAGACGACCCGCTTGTACAACCTGCTTGTACGCGCTGTCCGGCAACGGTGCACGGATCAGGTTAGGCGTGTGAAGCCGGGGGGGATATCGGACGAAAGTCCGATAGGTCGCTGTTACCGCCTTATAGCCGCGAAAGCACCTGCGGAAATGGGCGGTTAGCTTTCGTCAGCACCGGACTTTGGTCCGATTGCGCAAACACTTACAACCGGCCAGCCAGGAAAAGGCGCCGTCGAAGCAATCGCGATGGATCTGGAACGGCCACTGGTGAGGTCGTTATGAAACGTCATATGCCCTTCACTGCAAAGGGCGCTCCTCTGTCGCATCAATGCCCGGCCGCAGCGCATCCAGACGAAGTCGTGCAGCGAGTGCCACCCAAGCGACCTGGCCCGATTGTCGTAATCTCAGCGATACTGCCTGGCGCCTGCGGGGGCGACAAGTGAGAGCACCAGTCAGGAAGTCCGAAAAGAAAACCTGTATCGACGACAAGGGAAACGCCAGGTTCGAGTCGGGCGAAAAACAGGAACACAACGACGGGCGCAACAATGACAATTTCAACGAAAGCGGCCAATAACGTCATTGGCTTCAACGCTGATGCTGCCTAAATCACGCACAAAGCTAGTGGAGAGAAATAGTGAGGCTTGGCACCTGAGACGACACCGTGTCCGGGTGTTCACCGTGACGAGAAGTGATCGCGTCGCACATGACAATCATTGATCAAATCCACAGGGGGCGTGTTGCGGATTCAAAGCGCAACTGCATCAATGATTGGCGGAAGGCAGCCGACTCCCGAGGCCGCCGGAAAGCCTTGATGAGTAAGGATTCCATCGCGGCACCATGCCCCTACCCACATCCCTACCCACAACCCCGAAAATGCTGTGGGCGGCGCGCCGCTATACTGAGTGGCCCAGCCGAATTTTTCCGCAGACATGCCCTGGCACGCCCACTACTACATCCTGAACGACGCCCACGAGCCGGTCGAAACGACGCTCAGCGAATGGTGCCACTGGCGCGCCGCCAATGATCCGATCAAACGCACGGACATCGACATCAACGCCCGCGTCACGACGATATGGCTTGGAATGACCGATGACGTCACGATGCAGGGGCCGCCGAAGTTCGGGCACATGATCGAGGGGCCAGGCCTGAAAGAGAACTGGGCGCACTCGCTCACCTACGAGGAAGCGCTTGCGCGCCACGACCGGATCGCCGAATGGCTGCGAAAGCGGGTGGCGCGGTATGGGATAAACCGTTGATGGGTATGCTATCTAGGCTTGGAAGGAAAAATAACTACAACTCAACCCGCAGCAGTGAAGAGGTGGAAGGTGGCTTCGTTCTATGCCGCGTGGTCGCAGTTTCGTCAACAACTGGAATCAATGCTCGAAGGAAAAGACTAGATGAATCCAGCAACAGCTATCTCCCTCTGCACACTTCGATTGTCTTGCACCAACGGGGGCGCTTCGGGAACCGGCACGGGGTTCCTGTACATGTTCAGGGTCCCTGTCCAACAGGAGGGTCAAGAACAGACCTTCGACGTCCCCATGATCATCACCAACAAGCACGTCGTGCAGAACATGACCAGGCTTGAGACGCCAATCACGCTTAGGCCACGTGAGGCAGCGGCAATGACAGATGCGGCCGTCGGTGCCGACGACGTCCACCTAGGCTATCTCGTAGAAAACTTGCAGGAGACAATCTCGTTTCATCCCGATCCGCAGATTGACTTGTGCGCGATACCACTCCTCCCGTTCTTGGTTCAGATTCCGCCGAACTTGATGCTCAGGCATACGCTTGTGACTCGGGACTGGCGCCTTTCAAATGAGGAATTGAGCTACACGAGGCCGATCGAACCGGTGGTCATGATTGGCTATCCGACGGGCCTTTGGAATGAAGTTGATAACCGACCGATTGCGCGTCGCGGACTGACTGCATCACACCCTACTCAACGTTGGAATGGAGAGCGGAAATTTCTCATCGATGCAGCATGCTTCCCCGGCTCGAGCGGCTCACCAGTTTTCCTTTTTGAAGACGGCATGTATCGAAGCGGCGCCGATGGATACACGCCTGGGACACGTGCAAAGCTCATCGGCGTTCTGTTTGCGGGCCCTCTCTTCACGCAACAGGGAAGATTCGAACAGCGGGTGATCCCGACGGCGGTCGGTACAGTTCCAATCGTGGACGCAATGATGAACCTTGGCTACGTAGTTCACGCCGATACTCTTGACGATTTGATCCCAGTTATCAGTGCACGTGTTGAAGCAGAACTGCGTGCTTCTCGCGCTCAGAACGCAGTCTGATAGTTCGAATAGCACGCCGAGATCAAGCCACCGAAGGGTGGCTTTTTTCATGTCCCCTGTGCTTCAGCTTCCCCGAGGAATACCTTGATCCGCCATAGCGGGCGTGGCCATAGGCACTTGCGCCTGCGGAACGCCGGTGCTCGACGCTATGACTGTGCCGGGCGTCGTAGCGAACTGCGCAAACTGGCTCGCAAGCTGATCCGCGCTGCGCGACCCACCCGTGAAAAACTCGCTCGTCTTGACGGCCATCGTCACGAGCACACCTTCCAGCGTGTTGATCGTGCCAATTACGAGCGGATCGACTGGCACCTTCGCCACCCAGATATACAGGTGCGCGCCGATCGTGAGGAACAGCGCGACCGTGTAGAGGTAGGCGAGATTGCGCGCCGTGTGATCATTCGTCGACTGTGCAAACGACCGCGCGCTCTGTCGATCCGCTGCATCAGCCTGATACTGCGCGGTCTGCGCGGCGAGTTGCGCCGCCTCTCGCTGCGCCGCGATCGAGGCCAGATCCTTTTCATGGTCCATCTCGGCCTGCCGTAGCTTCACGATCGCGTCAGGATCGCTCGCCAACGCCGTCATGACGCTGTCAGGCGTCGGATCGGTGCCGAGCGCCTTGGCGATCACCGAGGCGGCCAGCCCGACGCCTGCCCCCACCACGGTGCCGACGCCCGGCACGGCGTTGCCGAGGATCGGCGCGAACTTCGAAACTGCGGATGCTACGTCGCCCCACGTGCTCATGCCGCCGCTCCAGTGCGCATCATCTGCGCGAGTCGTTGTGCCCGGGCGCCTACCTGCGTCGCCCACTTCGAAGCGAGCATGCCGCTCGCGGCCGCCGCGTAATCGCCGCGCTGCATCGCGGCCAGCGTGTTCACGAACGTCAGCAGCCCGCCGCCCATGTTGAACGCCATGTTGATAATCACGCGCTGGCGCACGGCATCGAGATTGCGCCACCACGACAGGTTGCGATCCAGCCACGCGACCGTCCGCGTCACGTCGTTTTCCAGCATCGCGTCGCACTCGGCGTCCGAGATCCCGACATCGGAGAGATTGCGGCCAACGCCAATCGACGTCTTGCCAACCGTATCGACGTAGGGTTTCAGCTTGCGCCCCTCGTCGCGGCTCAGTTCGGCGATCAGCGTCGCCATGTCAAAGGTGCTCACGCTTCCTCCTTTCCGATGATGGCTTTCGCGCGTCGGCGCAAAAGCAGTTCGATGTACTGCGATCCGACGATGCCGAGCGCGCTGCCGATGCCGAGCAGCGCAATCGGGTCAAGGTTCGGGATCTGCACGAGCACGACGCCCGCCACCATCGACGTGGCCGAGCCGAGCACCGCGCGGCCGAGGATCAGCCGCGGCGTGAGCTCGTCGCGTCCCACGAGCACTTTCGCGATTCCGATGAAAGCTCCCATGATGATTAGCTCCAGAATGGTTTTCTCATGCTCCTGCATAGCGACCCCGTAAGATGGTTTTATGCCTGGAAGGAACAGGCGAATGCGAGCGCACCGCCTGCGCACGTGGCCAGCCAGTCGTAGATCGACGGATCGCCGCCGTCGAAGTGATCGAGCAGTTCCTTGAGCGCGCCGACGACGGCCACGACCGCGAGCCCGATCACCGGCTGTGTGTACGGCACGCCGAGCCGCGCAAGCAGGTGCACGAGCGCGAACACGATCACCCCCGCGATCACATGCAGGCACTTGTCCTGCGGCAGATGCCCCATCACCCATCGTTCGATCGATTGCATAAAACCTCCCGTTTAAGCGCGCACCGCGCGCACGTTCTTGATGTAGACGTCGCCGACGAACGAGTTGACCGTCAGGTAAATCTTGAAGGTCGCGGCGCCGGTCGGAATGGTCTGGATCTGGTGGTCGATCGTCATCGCGCGGTTGCGGCCCAACGCATAGTTCGGGACATTCGCGTCCGCATACGCGTCGGCCATCTTGTAAGTCGCGCCGAGATCGGTGCCGATCTGATTGCCCTGGTAGTCGTAGCAACGCAGAAAAACGCGAATATTGAGATCGCCCGTCGTGCCGTTCGCGAACACATCGCACCCCGGACAGAAGTTGTCACCGGCGCGGCACGGGATGCTCTCGTTTGTGTGAAACGCGATCGTCGAATCAGCGGCCGCGCCGTGCAGATGCAGGCTCTGGCCGAGCGTTGTCGTCGTATTGATCTCGCGCACGTCGACGTCGACGATGCCTGCGTCGCGCGTCCAATGCGTCAGCGCGTCGCCGCTCGTTCCGATTGCGTTGACCGTGAACGCATAGTCGCGGCCCATCGAACGCGAGCGCGCCAACGGGATGTAGTAGCCCTCCTGAATCGTCCCTTCGAGCGCCTGAATGAGAACGTTGTCGCCGACAACCGGCGTGTCCGGAAGGTACGGCCGCCAGACGTAGCGCAGCGAGTTACCGAACGCGGAGAGGCGCAGCCGATTGGCGGCATTGCCCTCGATGAGCTTGCGTGGAGAGCCGATATACGTGGTATCGACGTAGTGAGTCGGCAGGATGTCGTGCCCGTGCATGATCAGTTCAACGCGCGTGCCGCTCACCGTTGCATCAAACCACAGTGCGTCGAAGGCCTCGGAATGGCCGCCGCGCAGCAGGAACTTCGAGTAGCGACCGAGCGCGTCCACCTTGAACGGCACAGAGTGATAATCGAACGAGCAGGCATCGAACTCGTACGTGTAGCCGTCGCAGTTGTGATACACCGCATTGACGGCGGCGGCGAACGTACAGTCGATGAACGACATCTTCTCGCCGCTGTTCACGACCGCCGTCTGGGCCACGCCGTCGACCACGGTGCCTAGCGTCACATACAGGTTCTCCTGCATGTTCTGCTCGAACCGGCATCCGCTCCAGGTGATCAGGTACAAGTTGATCGGGTCGTAACGCAGTGCACCGCGCCAGCCCGTCACGATCACATTAGTGCCGCCGGTGTCGCGAATATCGCTCGACGCGGCGGTCGTGTTCCCCATCCGAATGCCCCAGCCAGTGGACACGGTTTTGCCGGGCCCCTCGACATAGATCGCGCCCGCAGTGCCATCAAGGAACGGAGCGATCGACGCCCATTTGGCGTTGCCTCCGGCGATCGCCGTCTGCTCGTTGCGCATCACAATGCCGTCGGCTGCTACATCGAGCGCGGAGAAGTCGAAGTGCACGACACCCAACGAACGAAATCGATGCCACGGCATGAGCGACAGCGTCTTGTTGAGCTTGTACCGGCCGGGCGGCACCTCGATCGTCGGCGCCGGATACGGACTGCCCTGCTGCGTCACGATCTTCGTCACCAGAGCCAGCGCGGCATCGAACGCCGCGGAGGAAACCTGCGTGCCGCTGGCGTCAGCGCCGAACTTCAAAACGTCGATGCTGATCGACACCGGTTTCCAGCGGCCACCATCGGCGGCCACAATGCACGAGCCGCCGTCGTCGCTGCTCGTTTCGTCGGTCGCGTCGAGGTAGAACGACTGGCCGCCACCGTCTCCGGCTGCGCGATAGCCCGCCGTCATCACTTCGGTCGCAGCGAAGCGCGATACGAGGCGAAGCATGTCGACATTGCGCACGAAAGGCACGCTGACCGATCCGATCGTCATGTCGATCATCAACACGTCGCCCGCGCTGTCGAAGCCCAGACCCTTGTTCGCGCGCTGTCGAGCTACTGGAAGCGTGTTCTTCGGATTGAGGTCGCTCTTGGGGAAAAGCAGCGCGCGGGCCAGCGTTTGCATGACCTGCTGAATCAGCATCGTCAGCTTGTCGAGCGCCTTTTCAGTGGTCTTCGACGGGAACGGATCGTTCTGCTGATACTGCGATTCCTGCGTGGCTTCCACCTCGCGGTAGATGTGGAGATCGAAGCCGGCCGCATACGTCGAAGTGGTCGTGAGTGTGCCGCCCGTCTGCACACCCGCACCGCTGACAGTGAAGTCCGTCCCGAGCACGAGCTCGACGAGGTCGCCGTCGCTGTCGATCTTGTCGACAGTAATTTCGGACTCTCGAAGGAAGTAAAACGGAATCGGAAAATCTACCGAGCTACCGTCGGTCTGGTAGATAACCGACTGCACGTCAGAGGTAACAGTCATGGCGCAGCCCTTTGAGGAACTGCGCCATGGTCACAAAGCGGGCTCGGGGAATCCCCCGTTATTGCTGTATCCTACAAATCCGAAAAAATCACACTACGGGGAATTTATGCAGTTCAAGCGAGCTTTCGTAGGCTGGGCATTAGCAATCGCTGCGCTAAACGCGACCGCCCAGAACGCATCAACTGGTCCCCGGCTGATTTCCGTATGGCAATCAGCCGCGCTCACAGCGCAGTCACGCGCAACCGAACGCACAGTTGGCCTTGAGGAAATGGATTCCGTCTATCAATTCGCCGGCGCCAACTGCGAGCAGTTCATCGGGCCGATCACCGTCGAAGGTGTCCAATTCACATCTAGCGGCGGAACGCTCGAATCCTTCCGGTTCACGGACAAAAGCGGTAACCAGTGGTCAGTTCCGACGAACATTGGCCAACTCTCGAATATTGATCGGCAGCGCGCAAACAGTCTGATCCGTGTTGGACGAAAATACTTCATCCATGCGCAAGTATGCGGCAGCGGCGGCATCGCCTCCCTCATCAGCCTCTACGATACGTCGATCACCTTCGGCCCGGTCCGTTAGCGTTGCGCTGCGGTAATCGCCGAGAGGTATGCCCCCCCACGTAAGCCCCGCACCTGGAGCGTCGCCATGCTAAACGAACTCGGAACACTGCTCATTAGCGTCGTGATTCTTGGGGTATTGATCTGGGCTGCGATGCTACCTGGCGTCTATCGCACGCTGATGATCGCCGGCAATGTGATGTGGGCATTCATGTCGTTCATCGTGCCGCTCGCCGGCGCGGCAATCTGGTTTCACGACGGGGCGGTAATTCATGCCGCCCTCGTCCTGCTCGTCGTGATGCCGCTGATGGCATGGCCCTATGTCCTGTTTGGTTGGCCACGCCTCAAGCTGGCCCTGTCGGGCCAGCCAATCGCCTGACTATCATTGAAACAGCGCCGCCGGCGAAGTGGCGTATTGCGATGGCGGCAGAACAAACGACTGTCCATTCTCCGTGCGCACGCGCTGCTCCATGCGCGAAAGGTAGCCCGGATTGAGCCAATCCTGAAGCCGATAAAACAGCAGATAGTCGAGCGCGATGCGCGTGTAGAACAGGTTCAGGTACGGCGTATTGTTCATCGCGACGCGCAGCGCATTGGCTGCCAGCGTTCCGCCCTTTCCCTCGATCGCGTCGTCGCGTGCCATCTGGTAGAGGTTCACGATATCGTTCGCGGTGCCAGCAGTCGGGCCGGCCAGCGACGATAGCATTCCTCCGCCAAATCGATTGGCGCTTCCGAACAGGAAATCTCCCATCAGGCCCATGCCGCCGCCTTGGGCCATCGCCGCCAGAAACACCTTGACGTCGTTTTCCGCATCTCCGTTCGGCATCTGCGGGGACTGCCCTCGCAGCAAGCTTTTCGACACCATCGAACCGAAGCCGAACAGCGTCGAGAGCGCGACGACGCTCACAAGGCCCCACGCTTCGCCATTGCCTGCCGCGAGCGCCTTGAACGGATTCGTGCCCTCGAACCCGCGCCCGTACAACTCGCGCCCCATGATCTTCTGCATGTAGGCGCCGGTGAACGTCTTGAACTGCATGGCAAAGCGCATGAACTCGCCCAGCCATGTGCCCGGGCGCGTGCCCTGCAACAAGACGGCCTTCGTCTTCGCGTCCGGTTCCAGTTGCATGAAGCCGGTGCGATCATTGATATAGGTTCGCACGGTGTCCGCGAGCTCAGTGCGCGCACCCGTGACGTCGGCGGCCTCGGCCCGGCGGCCCGCGGCATCCAGCCACGATCGCACCGCGTCGTCGCCCACCCTCTCGATCGACTCCGGCGTGATGTACGCGCGGCCGTCAACCTCTTTCGTAGCCGACTGGCGAATGACGTCCCATTTTGGCGAGTCGATGCCATAGAGGCTCAGCACACGCTGGTACTCGGGTTCGAGCTTTTCCCACGACTTGCCGACCTGCAACGCCATGTGGTGCGACATGCCCATCGCGGAGGCGGCGCGCATCTTGTCACTCCACCATTGGCCGAGGTTGAGTTTAAAGAACAGTCGCTGCGCCTTCGTGAGACCCCCGACGTCTTCAAATGAGCCGGTGCGCGCGATCTCGCCCATGGCCTGCTCGAAGAAAACATCGAGGCTCGAAAGCAATTCTCGCTTCCCATCAGTCTTCAGGTTGGTGCCAAGGCCGGTCAGCGCCTCGCCCATCCCCGACAGGAAGCTGCGGCCCTGATACTTCGCCTCGGACCCATATACAGCGACGTCGTTGAACTGCGACAGGATCATGCCGCCAAGTTTCGCAAGAGATTGCCACGCTCGGATATTCGCGCCGAGCCGTGCGCCCATCGCACTCCCTGGGATGTTCATCCGGCCGTCAACTGCGGCCAGATAGTTGTCGTGGCGGCCGGCGGCCTGCTTCAGCGCGTCGATCTTGTCGAACTCGCCCGCTTCTTTCGCAGCCTGCACGAGGTCATTGCGGATTGTGTCGACCATGGCGCCCGGGTTCGTGCCGAGCTGTCGAAGGAGGCCGACCTGCTGCGCACTGCGCTCAAGTCCGGCCGCGACAGCCTCGCGCAGACTCCGCGTTCCATACTTCTGGTTATGCCGATACCATGCGTCCGCGTCCTTGAAGAGGATGACGCGCTCCTGACTGATGCGCTTCGCGAGGTTGCCCGGCCCCTTGAACGGCGATTGCTCCACGCTCTGGATCGGCTTCATGTGGTCGCCGCTCGCGACATTGCGGTAAATGCCATTGAGCATCGCATCGACGTTATCCGCGCCCGAGCGCGCCATCATGGCCGAGATGTCGTAGTCGTTGAGCGCGTCAGCCTTCCACGTGTCATAGCCCGCGTGACGCCAGCGGTCGCTTTCCCATGCCTGCTTGACGATATAGCCCGGCTCCTTTCCGATCCACGCACCGGATTCATTCGCGGTCGTGCGCGCGAACTCCTGCCATTTGTTAATTACGCGGGCAATCGCGACGGCGTGCTCCGGAAGCGCGCTCAGACGCGCTGCTTCATCTTCGCGACCGAAAGCCCACATTGCTCGCGCCACATCAAGGTCCGCCGAGCCGCGCGCGAACAGCTTCGAGTAGCCGGTCCTTTCGAGGTCGTACACGAAGCCGCTCAGGAACCTGTCGCGCATGGTCTTCTGCACTGCGGCGACGGAATTGCGCGCCCCGACCTTGGCACGGTTCACGCCTACGAGCAAAGCCGAAATCCCTTCGGCCGGCCTGTTTCCGAACTGTGACTGAATCCACGACACTTTTTCAGCGCGAATCGACGCATTGATAAGGGCGTTGCGCCTCTCGATGAACGCCGCCTGCTTCAGGTCCGTGCCGATTGAGTCCGCCGCACGCATGGCGGCATCTCGAAGATCGATCGCGCCGTTGCGCGCCTGTTCGGCCCGAATCCGCGCCTGTAGCTGGGTCTGCAACGCCTCCATCTCATCGACGGTGAGATCGCGGCCCGCTGCCGCACTCATTGCCCGCAGGCAGTCTTCAGCACTAGCCATTTGAGAGTCCACAGATTGCGGCCGCGCGCACGGCGGCCGCGAGGTTATCGGAATCCTTCACTGCGGCGTCGTACGGCTCGATGTCGCGTGTGAACGAGGCAAGTGCCTCCGCAGCTACGCCGCGCTGTTTCAGGTTGTCAAGCGTGCCCTGGAGGCGAGCTTGCGCGTCGTTCATGGCCTGTTCGGCCCCCTCAACCGAAGCGGAGCGCAGGCCTTCGGACATCTCGCTCATGCGCTCGGTGGCCGCGCGCGCCATATCGCCGTCAGCTACGGCGACGTTGTCGGCGCTGTTAAAGCGTTGCGCGGCCGCGACGTCCGCTTCCGGGGACGGTGCATAGAGCTGACGGATTGCAGCGGTCAGTGGATCGCCCGCAAGCAACTGCTGGGCGCGGGCATTGACACGATCCTGATAGCGCTCGGGAAACTCGCCACGGTCGAGTGCCGCGAGATCCTGCGCTGCCTGCGACGCTTGCCGATTCATCTCGATGGCCTGAGTCAGACGCTGAGCTTGCGTCGTGAGATCCGCGCGCCGCGTGTCCAGTTCGGCTTGAGCGCGTGCCTGCGCATCCTTGAACTTGAGCTTCTGCCCCTCCTGAAGCGCCTTCACGTCTTCGCGCGCTGGTGCTGACGGCTGCGCCAGCTCAGCATTGATCTCGTCGAGCTGCGCCTGCATTTGTGACACAGCGCCGCGCTCGGCCTGGTTACCAGCCTGCGCCGTCAACTCTGCGCGCAACTGCGGCTCGACGTCGCCACGGGCCTGCGCAAGCGCCATCTCCATGTCGGTCGGCTGCTGCCGCAGTGCCAGGCTCAGTTGCAGCGCCGGATCAGCGCGGATGACGGGATCAACTTCGATGTTCCGCCCGTCGAGTAGCTGCGAAACCGCCGTGCTCGTCGCGGCAACGCGCGTTTCGTGAGACACGCTGTTGTTCATCCACGCGGAACCTAGCGGCGAGATCGGAACATCGCCCGTGTCGAGTCGAATGACAAGAGGCGTGGGCGCGCCGGCGGCTGGCGCCTCATCGACAGGCGTTTGCGGGACATCGGTGGGGATGTTCGTGTTCGGCTTGCGCGGCGCGCCAAACGCGAGATCATGCACAGCCCCAAAGGTGGAATGAAGCCCAGAGCCAAAGGCTGCGCCGAACGCCACATTCTCCAGCGCCTGCGTCATCGTGTAGTCATCGCCCACATTGCGCGACGCGAGGTAATCGACGGGCTGCATAAGCGCGGCACCTGCTGCACCTTCCGCAGCCCCAACTCCCGCACGGATTCCTAAGCGCGCGAGACCACTACCGGCGTCTGCCAGCAGCGCCGTGTATTTCATCGGGCCGATCACAGGCACGAACGACGATGCGATGTTCAGCGGATCCAGCATCGAGGTAGCCGCCTGCACCCCGAAGCCCAGAACCGAACGGGCGCCAACGGGAGAAGCGGAAATTGCAACATCACGCGCGGCTTTCTCCTGCTGGCGCTGCACGAGCGAATCCAGTGTGTCCTGATACATGCCGTCCGATGGGGCTTGCATCTTGACGCCGGCCGCGTCCAGTTGCTTTTGCGCGACATCAGGGGCAATGCGCTGCTGCGACGGATCGCTCCCGTATATCGCTTGCCCTTCTGGCGTATAGCCAATGACGGTGTTGTCGGCCCGCGCGCCCGTCAGGAAATTCCAGCGATCCTCAATGCTCTGTAACGCCGTGCCGCCCTGCGCGCTGAGATACTCGCCAAGCGGCGTCGGGTATTCAGTGATCGGATTCAGTGGCGCCGTGAATTCGTGATCGCCCAGTACCAAATCGCCCATCAGAATACCCCCGTGGTCGAGAGGCCCGGCACATCGGACTCCGTCGCGTTGAACGGACTCGGCGGTGTCACCTTGGCGTTAGACGCGCTCGACTTGGCGGAAAGCGCCGTGAACGGCGCGCCAACAGGCTGGCCATCTTTCGTGCGCACGACCGTTTGCGAAACCGGATCGAACAAAACGAGCCCCTTGCCGTCCGCGCTCGTAATCCACTTGCCGCTGGACGCGAGGCTACCGACGTAGTGCTGCTTCACATCCTCCTGCTTCATGTTCGGCGGCGCTGGTGGTGTCACGAGGTCCATCGAAGGCAGCGCATTGATAATCCCCTGCGCACCGTTCATGACGTCGCTGGCGTTGTATTGCGCTGGAATGCGCGCGCTGCCCGACACATTGAACTGCTTGCCGACGACATCGTTGAAAGCATTGTTCGCCGCGTCGGTAGCGCTCTGGCCGCGCCGCATGTAGGTGTAGGCAAGCCGCTCGGTCGCATCGTAGAGTGCGCTGAAAGTCTGCGGGCCGCCGGGCGTGTACGCCATCGTTCCGGCAAACGGCTGCATCTTGCCGTTGAGCGTCGTCTGCGCCGCGCTCACGTCGGTCGATGCCAGCCCGTCTTTCAATTCGTCCATCTTCACGCTGGAGTTCGCGAGCAATTGTTGGCGCGTCGCCTGCGGCACTGAGTCACCCAGATAGCCCACCACCTTCGCGATCGGCGAAATGCCCTTGAGTTGCCCGAACACGCTGCCCCATTGCGGGCCCCAAAGCTGTGCCTGCTGCTGGATCACACCATCAGCGTTCGCGCCGCCGTTCGCATTGATCTGATCCTCGAGGTTCTGAGCCTGAACCTTCGAGAGAATCTGGGGCTTCGCAATGCCGAGGCGCGCTTGCTCTGCCACTGTCGCCGCCGCGTATGCCTGCGCGGTTTGCGGCGTCGGGTTCGAGGAAAGCACCTGACCGGCCGAGCTCACCGCCGGCGCATTCTTCGCAGCATAGGCCGCTGGATCCGCATCGCGTTGCTGAATCACCTGCTGCGCTGCCGTCGCGAGAATCGTGTGATCGTGGAGCGCATCTGCGTAGCCAGGGCCGGGAAGCGGCGCCCGAGCGTTCACGATGTTCGCAATATCGGTTGCGGGCATGCCCTTCATGTTCGTGACGTCGATCGCGAGCTGCTGGCCGTCCTGATACGAGCGAAAGCGCGCGGGCGCTTCGAGCGGTCCGTACGCCTTGAGCAAATCGCCCATCGTAAGCGGGTTCGGATCTTGAGTGCCCTGCGTCGCCATCGCCTGGGCATCCTGTAGGTGCGTGTCGAGCTGAGCGCGCGAAAGCGCCATGTTTTGCTGGAGCTGCGTCTTGGCCTGGTTGAAAACCTGCACACGTTGCTCCCATGGTAGGCGCGCCAGGAGCGGGTTATCGGCGGGCGTGCTCGCAGCCGCGCCCATCTGATAGGCCTGGTTATTGCGCGCTTGCCACGCATCCAGATAGCCCTGCGACTTATCCGGCGGAATGCTCGCGTAGTACCCGTTAGCCAGATCACGGAATTTCACCGGATCGCCGTTGGACTGCTGAAGTAGCTTGTTTGCGGCTCCGACGCCCGCCTGAATCGCAAAGTTGTATGCGACAGGCTGCATCTGCGGAGAGAGCGCGTCGGCGTGGATCGCATCCCAGTATCGCGTCTTCCGCACCTGCGCAGCCTGCTCGGGCGTCAGGTTCTTCACATCGACGTCCGGATTCGCCTGTTGATTGATGCCAAAATTCGTAGCGGTTCCATTCGTGTCGCGAGGAAGCAAGCCGCCCTCCTTCGCCGCAACGAACGCATCCGCCCCGCTGAAACCACCGGAATAGCCTCCGCCCGTCGCCGGGTTCGCGCCGGTTCCATACGGCCCCGCGATCGACGTCGGGTTCGAATAGGCGATCGACGATGCCGCGGTATAGGCGAGATCGTCCTTCGCCTTGCGCATGATCGCCATCTTCACGTCCGGTTGTAGGACCGACGCGCCGACGCTGGCATTCAGACCCGCGAGCTGGCTGTCGTACTGCGTGGGGTCGTTCGCCACGACCTTGTTTGCGGCGTCGAGCGCATCAAGGGCATTGTTCTTGCCGAGCGCCTGCTGCTGTTCCGCCTCGAAGTTGATGGCCTGATTCTGCATCGTCAGGCGATAGCGGTTGTACTGCTCGTCCATGAGCGCGCGCACGCGCGTATTCTGGATCTGGCCGAGCGCACCCGCGACGGAATTGTCGTACACGGTCAGCGAGTCTTTCGTGAAGTTCGGAGCGCCGGGCGCCGCCGTGCTCTGCCACGACTTCATGTTCTCCTGAAAATTGCCGACGTTCTGGGTGAACGCCTTTTGCGCGGCCAGCAGGTCCTGGGAGTCCTGTAGTTTCTGGTTCGCGTCCGCAACCTGCATCAGCCCCTGGCCGACCTTCTCGATGCCGGCACCGATGTTGTCTTGCGGCGCGACGACTGGCGTCATTGCCCCCGATGCCTGAAGCGCGGGCATCACTTGCTGTTCGTACGATGGAATCTTGACCCGCATGGAGCGCTCCGTGATCAACCTGTCAGCTTCGAATACGACGCATAGCCGGTCAGCGCCGAGCCCGCAGCGCTAAGCACGCCGCTCGTGAGTGCACCGCGCGAGTTCGCACGCGCGACGCTCGCCTGATAGCGCATCTGGGTCGCCTGGTCCCGAAGGGTGTCGCCTTGCAGGATGCCCTGATACCGCGTCTGTAGCGCATCGAGTTCGGCATTCTGCGTGCTCTGCACCTGCGCATCGAGCGCCGATCCAGCGCTCGGATTGAAGCCCGATTCGGCCACGGCCGCGCGCTGCGCGCCGAGCTGCTGATCGGCGTTGCGCCGCTGCGTCATCTCGCGCTCGACGCCTTGCGCATAGACGCCCTGCGCCTGCGCATCGGTCTGCGCCGCATTGCGATCGAGGATTGACGCCTGCTGGCTGCTGGCCGAAGACTGGCTGATGCCGGAGGCGAGTGATCCGGCGGCCATCACGCCGGCGGCGACTGCTGGGAGTGCCATTACTTGACCCTCGCGAAAAGAAAAGTGTCCCGTCCATCGACGGTGTATTTGCGGCGCAGGCCTTCGCACTCAAACCCAAGGTGCCGCGCCCACGCCACGCCCGCAGCGTGCTCCGCGTCGACGTCCATTTCGACGCGCCGCCACGGCGAATCGTCGAGCACGTCGCGCACCATGCGATGCACGTGGCGAAACCGCGCGAGCGCACGCAGGGAAAGCATCGTCCACGCCTGCGCGCGGTTCTCCCAGAGCTCGACGATCCCGCCGCATCCGATCGGCTGGGCGTCCTCGACGAGCGCCCAGCCAACGCCGCGCAGCGAGCAGATATAGTCGGCCCACTGCGGCGTAACGACGATGCCGCCGGGCGCCTGCGCGGGCTGCAATTCGAGGGCAAGGATGTGCGCCGGTGTCAGGCGCTCAGCGATCATCATTCGTCACCACGATCGGGAAAAAGCCGAGCAGCGAAACGGGCAGCGGCTGGTCGTTCTCGTAGCAGATGTACGACTGCATCTCGTAGCCGCCGGGCCAGTTCGATTCCATATCGCCCGTATAGAGCGGCACGGCCTGGTCCATGGCGTTCGACGGCTTGCGGAAATTGAGCTGCTCCATGTTCGTGAAGTCGGGGCCCACCTTGCCGCCCAGGCTACGCAGGAACCGCGTCACGATGTTCGTGATGCGCTTCGTCTTGCCCTGCGCGGTGCCGTCGGCGGCGCCCGCGTTGAGCTGCATGGTCTGCACGCGCGCCCGCGTCGAGAGCCCGACCTGAACGACGTCGGCGGTCCACTCCAATGCGATCTTGCCGCCACTCACGGTGCAATCCGGATGCACGGCGCCATCGGTCAGCACGGAAACCGTTTGCCCCTCAAGGTGCGAGAGCCCCGAGACGCCTTCGGTGGCCGTGCCGGTGTATGTCAGGCCCGCGTCGACGTAGAAGGCCGCGGACTGGTCCTCGTCATCCTCAAGCGGCGGATTCAGATATTCGACGTAGCGCACGGTCTGGCCGTTGATCTCGCGCCGCACGATCATCCACACGTCGTCGGCATCGCCGTCGGGCGACGGAATCGAAGCGACGCACTCGACGAATGCGTTGTTCATCGGGTGCCGGTGCCAGCCATAGACGTCGCTGCGGCCTTCCTCGCGGTCGTAGGTGATCGCGATGAGCTGGCCATCTGCCCGCGCGGCCCACACGATCGACCGCGGCTCCTGCTGGTAGCACATCGACATGATGCCGTTGTTCGTGCCGCTCTTGCCGCGCGTGATGTGGTCGGCGAGCTTCGTCGTGTCCGTCGAAACGTAGTTATCCGTGGAGAAGTCGTACTGGAAGTCGCGCAGCTTGCGCCCGCGCTTCTGCACGAACAGGATCAGGCCGCCCACCTGGACAGGCTGGATGCGCTTCGAGCCATACGACGTACGCCGCTCCGCGTTGATGTTCGTCGCGCTCACGGCGGCCGCGGTGTTCGCCGGGCCGATTACCCACTCGTCGCCCGTCATGCCGACAAGCAGGCTGTCCGATTCGATCATCCACGCGAGCTTATTCAACTGACGTGCGTTGAGCTGCTCGACGATGGCAGAATCATCGGTCTGCTCGTCGGCCTGCTTCGTCGCGAAGTTCTCGAAGTCGGAGGACGTCGAGGCGGCCAGCCAGCGATCACGCATCACGCACAGCCGGTCGCGCCAGAACGTGCCGTTCTGCGGGTAGCCGTCCGTCACGTTGAAAAGCGCGTGCGCCCATTTGAACGTGCCCGAATCGACGATCTGCTGCGGCACAACGATCGGATCGGACGGATCCACGTTGGCCAGTTCGCATGTGGCGCTGCGCGCATCCGCGATGGCGGTGATGCGCACGTAGCAATAGCCAGAGTGCTGGTATTGCCACATGGCTCCGATCGAGCCGTAGTTGTCGTTCGACTCGTCCTTCATGTCGCCGTCCGCGCGCGAGCCCTCCGTGTGCGTGGGCGTCTCCGTTCCGGTCACTATCGGGAGCGACGACGTCGAATAGGTGCCGGTCTCAGTGCAGAGATACGTCCGGCTGTCGACGCGCCACACGTCGCCGACCGCGACGGTTTTATAGGTGGCCCACGGTGGCGCACTGGAGTTGTCGCGATGCTCAAGATAGAAAAGCTGGCCCACGTCCGCCGCCGTGAAGACATCGCCGCCGCTCGCGGTGAGCGCGATGGTCCCGCTCTGCGCGGAAGCCTGGATCGTGATCGACTCGTCCGAGTTCACGGCCGCGAACGGCCCGGCGCGCAGGCTCACCGCGTCGATTTCGAAGGTGGTCGAAGCCGTGCGCAGCAGCTTGTGAATCGGATACGAGCCATGGAACAGGTACATCGTGTCCGCGCTCTGCGCCGCGTTGATCGCGAACGTGCCGTCTGCCGTCGTCAGGTCGGCGAGCGCATACGGCGAGGCAATCTCCACCGGCGTGGTGCCGTCCACGAGCTGCCCGCGATTCGCGAAAAAGCGGATATAGCCGTCGCCAAACTCGCACATGTAGGCGATGTCGTCGGACACGATGAACGGCAGCAGCCAGCTTTGCTTCGACGCGTCCTTGATTGGCGCGACGTAGCGCGTACCGCCGCGACGAATGAGCGGGCCTTGCACCACGCACAGGAAATTCTCGAGCGTGATGCAGCCATTGGCGAACTTGGAGACGTCGACACGGGCGCCCATCAGGGGCGAGAGTTCGCCCGCGTCGAAAGTCGTAATCTGGGGTGAGGCCTTCGGCACCGCAGCCTCCTGTCAGTTGCGGAAGATGGGGGGTTCGCTGAAATGAGCGCGACCGTTGCGCGATTCGAGCCAGGTGTCGTCGCCGATCGGCTGTGAGGGGCGCTCGATCGCGTTCGCGCGGTTTGCGTCGCTGAGCGCCTGCGACAGTTGCGTCGCGATCGATTGCATCTTCGTCTGGCTCTGCGTGAGGGCCTCGCAGCATTCGAGCGCAAGGCGGCACGCGAAAGACTCGACGAACAGTGCGTCGTAAGCGTTGGGATCCGTGATGCGCCGCGTGTAGCGAATGGCGAGCGGCGCGTCGATGTCCGTGAGGATATTGCCGCCCTCGATGCTATAAAGCCCGCGCGTGTCGCCGCGCGGATAAACGAGGAACTGGCCGATCTGGATCAGCGCGAGGTAGTCGGACGGCAACCGGTATTGATGCTGGAAGCCAAAGAGCGGAGGCGCCGCCAGTTCTGCGAGTTGGGCGCGCGCCTTCGCGAAGTGCCAGCGGTGCGCGCGCAGGCACGCGTCGAGCACGTAGTCGTAGCACGAGTTGAGCGCGGCCGCCGCCTTCGAGTCCTCGTCGAGCGAAGTGATGCGCGCCGACCCGAGCTTGGTCAGCGCGCGATTGGCGATGCCTACCTGAGATGCCATATGGTGCTCAGTCCGTTATTGCTCGCCGTCGCCGTCCTGCTCGTCGGGCGACGTTGAGCCATTCGTCTTCGGGGTCTCGATGACGGTCGCTCCACGCGCTTTTGGGCCACTGGTGCCCTCACCGCTCGCCGGCACGACCCACGACACCGCCTTACCGTTCTTGCCGATCACCTCACCGGCCTTAACGGTCACGTTCGGCATCTCAAACGTATCGCCCGGATTGCGGCGGCCGCCGCCGAAGTAGCCTTGCTTGGTTGCCTTGACCTTCATGAATGTCCTCTCAGGTTATGGAACAGCCGCGGAACGGCTTAGGCGATGCCGTCCGGGTACGCCTGCCAGGAGGTCGGATCCTGATCGGTCAGCCACGCATTCACGTTGAGCGTCGGCGTCGTGCCGCCCAGCGTGTAGTTGAGACGCAAGTAACGTTCGTTGGCGAACGGCATACCCATGACGTAGCGCGCACCGGCTTTCGCAGAAGCCGCGACAGGCGAGACGCTGCCGATGACGGTCGGCGAGCTGAATGCCGAGTTGTCGTCGGTCTGCAAATCGACCTGATACGTGCCTGCCGAAGCAGCATCCGCGCCGAGTTGAATCACGACCCACATCGCGCGGCCGGGGCCGATGTCGCGATCCGAGCCGAGGTCGATAACGTTGGTCGAAACGCCCGTAGCGGAGAGGGCTTGTGCGACCGAGAATTCCAGAAGCGAATCGATGATCATGGCGAATTCCTTGGGGGTGCTGGATATCTGGAAAAGCGGACCGCGTATCCGGCGGCCCGCGCTCCAATTACGAGACGACGCCTTCGGTGTTGAGCAGCGCGTCGGTACGCTGGACCGTGATGCCGTCGAACATCATCACGCGTTCGCCCGCGACCGTTTCCCACGAAAGGTTGTTCGCGACCTTGTCGATGATGCCGAGGCGCAACTTCTCGCGGAGGTTGCGATTGACGTACCACACGGCGCGCCCCATACCGAGCTGGGGAATGCGCTCGCCGGCCATGATCATGTACTTGATCAGCGCCTGCGCGTTCGCCGAGGTGGCGAGGTCGGACACGTCGATGTTGGCGACGCGCGCGACGTAGCGCCAGTCGCGCACAGTAAGGCCAATGTCCCAGCGATAGTGCGTGCGGTAGCCTTCCATGCGGCCGCCGTTGCCGTCGGCGTTCTCGATGGTCACCTGGCCTTTGTCGTTGACCTGCAAGCCCGCCTTCGAGCCCTTCGGATAGATCGAATGGCAGGTATTCGGCCCCCACACGATCAGCCATGCCGACGTGTTGTCCGCGCCCGCTCCGCCCGCATTGATGATGTTGTCGGCGTTCTGTGCGGTCAGCGAGTTGTACCGCGGTGCGAGACCGGTGAACTCGGCCGGCGCTGTGCCTTCGTTGCCGTAGATGAGCGTCTGTGCGACTTCCTGGCTCATGCCCTCGATCTTCGCGCGGTCTTCGGAGAGGCGGAAAGCGTTCGTGTTGCCGTTGAGGTCCGCGAGCGCCTTGTCGACTTCCGAGTAGTCTTCGAGCATCCCGCAGTTGTCCGTGACTTGCACGGTCGTGCTCTTGGTCGGCTGGACGCCACCATAGAGCTTGCGCCACGTCGGAACAGGAATGCCGCTGCGGACCGTCGTGCGGTGCCCCGTCGGCAGGTTGCCTTCGATGGCCGTCATGTCCTGAAGGATCGGATTCGTCTGGTTCATGATCTCAACGATCATGTCGACGGCGCCTTCCGGGTCCAGGCGCTTCGCGACATCGGCGAGCGTCGGATTGTTCACTTTGAGGGTTGCCATTGCGGCTCCTTATCGGGATTTGGAATAGAACTTCGACGCAGCGGCTTCTTCGTCATCGGTGGACGCCGCGCCGCTACTACCAGCACCACCCGGATTGAGGGTTCCTTCGCTCAGCGAAGCACCGATCTGCGAAAACACCTTCACGGTCTGCGCGTTGCCCGCAGTGCCCGCGAGCGTCTCGATCACCTCGACCGGCACGCCGAATTTGCGCATCGCCTGGCGGCCCAGTTCGAGGTTCTTGTCGTAGCTGTCGCCCCACTCGCCCTTGAGCGCGGTCATCTGCGCTTCGCCTTCGGCCTGGCGAGCTTGCTCGGCGGCCGTGTTCTGCTGCTCGACGAAGGTGTTCCACTTCGCCGTGAGGCCTTTCGCCTGCTCGGCAGAGATGCCCTGTTCGTGGAACCACGTGGAAGCGGTCTTGGCGAAGTCGGTATCGCCGAGTGCATAGTCCTCGGCCTTCGCGGGCGCGGTGTGCTTGGCTTCGAGATCACGGACGGCCTTCAGCACGTCGCCCGGTTCCTTGAAGCCCTTGTCGGTGACGTACTGCTTGAGGTCGGCGTCGGTGATGGCCTCGCGCCAGTCGGGCGTCGAAGACTGCGATGCGCTGGCCGCTGCGGCCGCAGCGGTGGCCGCGGTGCCCTGGCCGCTGTCGCCCGCAGCGCCACCTGTTGCGGCACCCGCATCACCTTCGGGATAGAAAAGCGCGGCGCGGCGCGCGAGATAGAAGCGCTGGTGCATTGATGCCCCACGTCAGTTGAACAATGGGGCATAGGGTGAATTGACGGGGGCGGGGAATCCCCCGATTCTTACGAGGGTGCAGCGCCCTGTGAGCCGCCGTAGAACGATGCCGCGCGTTCCTCGTCGGTGCGCTGCGCCTTTTCCGGGTCGAGCTGCATGTCGGTGATCTGAAGCGAGAGATTGCGATCGGTGCCGCTCTGGTTCTGATACTGGCTCGCGCTGCACACTTCGACGCGCGCGGTCATCGTGAACGGCGTGCCGACATCGGGCAGCGACGTGACGCCGAGCTTCGACAGCGACTCATCGTCCAGGCAGACCGTGAGCCCGTACGGATACGCGGGGCGGTCAGCATCGACAGTGGTCGGCGCGTCCGCAGTGCTTTCCTGCTTCGCCTCAACGGGCGTCAACTTCATCGAGATCATCAGGGGCCTCGTCTTTCAGGGAATTGAGCTGCGCGTCCGTCATGCGCAGGATCTGGAGGATGCGCACGTACACCTCGCGGCGGCCCTCGGCCACCATCGTCGCGTGCGTGTCGACGGTGCGCGAGATCGGCGACAGGGTGAGGATCGAGCGCTCGGCGCGGCAGAACTCCGCGAGGTCGCGCAGCACCGCTTCGCCGGCGGCCGTGAGCTTGCCGCGCTGATCCGTAAAGCACGCGCGGTATTGCGCGCGGCGATTGAAGAAGCGAAGGAACCGATTCATCGTGCGGCGCATTACACCCTCGCGGTCTGTGCGGTGACGGCCGCGTCGGCGAGATCCTTGGCCGCGCCGGCGGCGACGGGCGCAGCCTGAAGCACGGTCTGCATCTGCTGCGCCTGCGCCTCGGCCGCGTCGTTCTGGTCGATCTCATCCTGGGTGTTCATCGCATCGACCGGCACGCCGCTGTAGTCGGCCAGCAGGCGCCCGATGCGCACGCCGTTCACGAGCTTCATCGCGCGCTGATCGAACTGCGAGACCACGCCGAGCTGCTGGAGCCATTGCAGGATCGACGCGCCCTCGCCCGCGCGCATCGCCTTGTTGAGCGGGCTGTCGTATTCGATCTCGACGTCGGCGCCCGCGTTGCGCAGTTCCTCGGGCATCGGGGGCAACTGGCCCGCTTCGGCGAGGATGTCGAGCTCGCGCTCGATCAGCGGCCCGAGCAATTCCGTCTGCGTGCGACCGAGCGTCGGCGCGAGCAACACGCCCTTTTCCTGCGCGCGCTGCAACACCTCGGTCGCAGTCATGTCGCCGCTGTCGACGAGTATCTGAAACAGCGTGACGTAGAACCATTGATTGATCGTCTCGCGCGTCTGCTGCGCGAACTCGATGCCAATGTGCGCCTGCTTCCCCATTTCCAGCGGGCGCGCCATCGGGTTGCCCTTCTCGTCGAGGCCGCCCCAGTTGAGCGATCCGGACCGCATGTCGAACCCTTCGAGCGCTCCATCCTCCTGAAGCAGCATCACCGGATCGACCATCTTTTGCGCGCCGCGAATGTTCGTGCGCGCCTGCTCGTTGGCCATGCGAATGTCGGGGATCGCGTCGTACGCGGGGCTACCGCCGTACACGTCGTCAGTTCCGACATAGAAACGCCCGATCGCGAACGGGAACGTGCGGAAGCCGCTGTTCTGCACGATGCGCTCGCGGCTCTCGTCGAGCCAGTACGAGGCGAACCGCATGTTGCGGCCGTCGAGCTTGCGCGCATCGCGGTCCGCGCGCGGCTCGACCACATGCAGGAATTCGAACGATTTTTCCGGGTCGCGCTCCAGCGTCGATTGCATGGACGGCGAGAGGTTTTCCCGCCCGAAGCGCTGCGCCGCCTGGCGCAACGTGAGCTTCCAGCGCACGTGCGTCTTGTCGAGGATCCCGGCATTGTTCTCGGCGAACCACAGGTTCTGCATCGGCACGTTGCGATAGACGATGCCGTGTCCGACGTCGTGCTCGATCATCAACGCACCAGGCCCGAACAGGCCGATGCTCTGGTACGTCGCGCCGATCTGCGTCACGAAGCCGCCACGCCAGCGATAGCGCACGGCGAACAGAACGTCGACGACCTGCTGAAGATAGGCCTTCACGTTCGGCTGCTCGCCGAGCGGTTCGCTGGACGTGCCCAGGCGGTGCCAAAGCTGCGTCTGCGGCGTGATCATCGAGTCCATCGCCGCGACGAAGTTGCGCAGCGCGAGCGGCGCGGTCGAGTCGAAAATCTTCTGCGATCGCTCGCGGCCGCGGTCGCTGTCAGGGCGCGGCTTCTGCCCGAACTTGTCAAGGCGCGGCATCAGGTAGTCGATGACGTCGTTCCAGACCGCCTCGTACGACTGCCGCTTTTCCTTGAGGCGGCCGTGGTCCGCGACGACCGAATCGATGATCTTGGCGTCGTCGTTCGTCATTGGCCGAGGATCGCCTTGGTGGCGGCCGATGCGGCCGGCGCGTTCACGGAGGATGCGTTGACCGTCGACGAGTCACCAGCGAGCACGGTTGCGGCGACGCCCCGCCGACGGCGCAGCCGGTTCGTGGCGTCATCCGTCGCCGTGGTGGTGTCGGTGGTCGGCGCCGGTGTCTCGGTGACAGTGGGCGTCGAAACGTTGGGGGTGAGTCCGAGCAATTTCACATGCCTCTCCGGGAGATTTTCGGGAGAGGCTACGGGCCGGGTGTCGGGGAATCCCCCGAATCAGTCGGTGATGGCGCGCGGCGGCCGCTTCTTCGCACCATCTGCGCGCGGGCGCCGCACGAGGTGCTTATGCTCGCCCGCACCCACGAGCGCATACTGCAACGCCTCCGCCACGTGCGAGAACATGTTCTTCTCGGCCTTGTCCGCGTAGCGCTCGCCCGTGACTGCCAAGCGCCGGAAGCAATAGCCACCGGCGAGCGCCTTGCGCAGCACCTTGCAGCGCGGGTCGATGAGAAAGCCCGGCTCGCGGTCGATCATTCGCGTGAGCACTTCATCCACCGCGCCATAGCGCAGCGCTGTGTCGTTCGTCGGCGCGGCCTTCGCTTCGAGCCCAGCGGCGCGTAGCATCTTGAGGGGCGTATCCTCGTCATCGGACTGTGAGCGCTGGTCGCCCGCCGGGTCGCCTGAGATCGGCAGCACCTCGTTCTCGGGGTAAAACGTTTCGAGGTGTAGCTGGATCTCCTTCGCGAACTTCTTCGCGCCCAGGCTCGTGGCCACAACCTCGCTCAGCGCGCGCCATCCACCCATCGCCTTGCGCTGAAGGAACACGGCCGCCGGCGTGAGGCCAAAGTCCACACCGATGTAGATCGGCGAGCGCGGCAACAGATCGAGCGGACGACAGTGGAGCGAATCAACATAGTCCGGATGAATCGGCTTGCCGTCGATGACGAACCCATACTCGTTCGCGAGGTTGACCTTGATCCAGTCGGCCTTCTTGCCCTGCATGCCTAGCTCGTAGTAACCGGGCGGCAGGTTGATCAGGTTCTCCGCGTCCGGGTTTGGCACGTAGCCATCGCCCTGCTTTATCACGCCGCCGGGCTGCGCGAGGAATTCCCAGCCTTCGGGCTTGTCTTCTTCGGCGAGCTGGTAGAGCCAGTGATCATCGTCGGGCGAGTTGGTGTCGCCGAAGATGCCGTACCACGTGGGCGCAACCTCTTTCGGATAGCGCCCCACCCGCAAGTCGAGCATGTCGACCACGGCTTTCGATAGCTCCTTCAACTCGTTCAACCAGACCCATGTCGCTTGCAGGCCGCGCGCCTTCTTCACGTGCTCGGGCCGATCGAACGCGATGAACATCACCTCGGCTTCGACGCTCGTGCCGTCGTCGAGGTCGAACGACAGGTAGTGCGTGGGCGGCTCGCGGCCGCCCGCCACGTAGCGGCCGAGGTCTTCGAACATGTCGAGCCAGTCCTTGATCGTGGTCGAGGACAGATCCGAGTAGGTGTTGCGCACGGCGATGCCGCGGGTGCGCCGCACGCCGTCGGCGTCGGGCTCCTGCGCGCACAGGATGCGGAAGCCCTTCCAGCACGACGCGTTCGTCTTGCCGCTGCCGAGCGGGCCGCGAATGACGGTGCGGCGCGTGGTCGAAAGGATGTAGGTTTCGAGCGTCTTGCCCTGCGGCTCGTAGCGGAAATCGATCTCGTGGCTCATGCGTCTCCCGTCTCACCGTCATCGTCTGCGGTGCGCTTCTTGCGCCCGGTGAAATCCTTCACGCGCACCTTGGGCCGCGACAGTTCCAGCTTGTCGTTCCACATGCCGAGGTGGCGGCCGACGAGTTCGGCGGGCTTCGTGCGGTCGCGGATCTTCGCCTCGATACCGTCCTTGCCCTGCTTGATGCCGTCGAACAGCCGCCGCGCGTCGCCGACCAGGGTGCGCGTGTCGCGGATCCGAACACGGCCGTGGCCCTCACCAAAGCATTCCTCGCACTCCTGCTTCGGATCGCGGCGCGGATCCCAGCCTGTGCCGCCCTTCTCGTCGAACGCATCGAGCGGCGGCTTGCCCTCGTCGACGCGCTCGCGGCTGAGCTTCGCGTGCGCTTCGCGGTCGCGCTCCATCTCGCCGCGCGTGCGCTGATAGCGGTTGCTCGCGCCGTAGCAGTAGCGGCAGCACGTGCGACGGTATTCGGTGATCTCGGTCGCGTCGGCGCGCATGACGGCGAGCAGTTCGCGCAGCACCTCGTCGGCGCTCGTCTCGACGCGCGTGGCCCGCGCCCGCATGAGTTCGTTGATGCGATCGCAGATGCGCGGCATTTCGAGCAGCAGATACGCGCGCTGCTTGGCGCTGCGCGCGCTGTAGCCCGCGCGAATCGCCGCCTGCGTCCCGTTGAGATCGACGAGATATTCCTTGCAGAACATCTCTTCCTTCGGCGTGAGCGGCTTGTGCCTCATACGCGTACCGCCCGCGCGCCAGGCATCGAGCGCAACGCGACAGGACGAAGCGGCGCTTGCTCACGCGCCCGGCCCATGCGACGCATCCACAGCACGACCAGCAGTTCGCCGCGGAAGTGGCCGGGCGAGCTGATCTCTTCGGCGTAGTCGCGCAACTGGCGCTCGCTGATGTACCCATCGATCGAATCGACGATGTCCTGGTTGCTCATCGGAATGCGCTTGAGATCGAAGATGATCTCGCGCCAGTTGATTTGCATCGCTGCCATGGTGGTTCGCTCCCCGTGCGCGGAGACGACGCGCCACGGCAATTGCTTCGCCGTGCTTGCCATCGTCAGACGCGCTGCATAGAATCTTCGGTGCCAACCTGGACGGCTAGCAGAGCGTCTGACACGCGGCCGGTTGCTTTCGCGAGCACCGGCCGTTTTCTATTTCTCGACCGTCAGAACAGCGCGCGGGCGCGGTTCACGAGGTTCTTGATCTCGACGACGATCACGGCGCCGGGGCGCTGCAACTCGGCTTCGATCTGGCCGAGGATCGGATGGATCGGGTGGTCGCTGCCCGCCTTCAGGGCCGTGAGCTGCGCTTCGAGGTCCACGATCTTCGCGTTGGCCGTGTCGAGCTGCGATTGCAGGTCAGCGGCCGTATCGGCATCGGTCTGGGTACCCGCCGCGGTGCCTGCGTCTTGCGAGGCAGTCGTCGCAGACGATGACGTGTCGCTTACGGACGTGGTGGCCGCAGCCGATGCAACGCCTTCCCCCAACGCCGTGCCCTCCGCGTCAGCGCCGGATGCGATTGCTGCCGCCGGCGTGGAGTTCGAAGGATCGCTCGAAGGCAGCGCGCTGGCATCGTTCGCAGACGACGAGGTTTCCGAATCGATCGAGGACGAAGCAGTCGTCGTGGATTCGCTCGGCTCCCCCGCTGCGGCCGCGCCAGCCTCCTGCGCGTCAGTGGTGGTCGAGGCGTCGGCGCTTGCGGAAGCCTTCGAGTCGGTGGAATCGCTCGACGTAGGCACGCTGGCGTTTCCCGCGTCAGCCGCCCCGGCACTCGTCGCATCCGCAGATGCTGCGGAGTCGGTCGTGGAGTCTACCGACGGCGCGGCTTGCGACGCCGTCGAAGCGCCGTTTCCCGCGTCACCGCTGGTCGATGCAGCCGATGCATCGGAAGCCGACGCCGTCGCCGTGCCCGACGCACTCGTTTCCGCATCGTTCGCAACGGACGACGCGGACGCGTCCGTGGTCAAGTTTCCCGCATCACCAGCGGCATTTTGTGCATCACCAGCGGCCGTTTCCGCATCGGCAGCCACGTTTTGCGCATCGGATTCGCTGGATGCCGTATCACCGGCCACGCTCGAAGCCGAGGCATCGGCGGCAGAGGTCGCGCCCGTGGACTGCGCGTCCGATGAGGCACCACCAGCATCGTTTCCCGTGGCGGTTGACGAATCCGTTGATGCGCTTGACGAATCGGCGCTCGCGCTTGACGCGGCGGCGGTGTCGTCGTCAGCCATCATCATCGGCAGGACGGCGGCGAGAAGGAGTTTCAAGAGATTCGAGGGCATTGATTGCTCCGTTGGGTTGGGTGCTGCTTCAAAAGCGGACGAAATAGGCCTCGAAATTGGGCCTATTTCGGCCTTGACTAATCGATGAGAGTGAGGTGGTGCTTGTCGCAGTAGCGCGCGAACGCTGCGGCGTGCAATTCGCCGTCGAGCATCTCAATGCTGTGTCCGACCGTGCCGCCCTTCCACGAGCCTTTTTCTCGGCCCACTTCCTTGCTGAATGCGATGTCGAGATCGCGGCGCACGCGCGGGCGACGGAACAGCGAGAGCCACTTGAACCAACCTTCGCCAAAGCGCCACTCGCGTTCCTCGACGTGCGTCGCGGCCTCGATCTCTTCGCCGTCGTAGTCGCGGAATCGGAAGGTGCGCTTCGGCATGGTCTTCTCGAATTCGTAGCTCGAATTCCACTGAGCAGCGCGCACGGTACGGTCCGACGTTTCCCAGTCGGTACGCAGGTGCTCGCCATCCACGCCAAACCAGCTCTTGCGCACGTGCCGCCATTGCGTCCACGGCAGGAACTTCGACCAGCTTTTCGTCGTGCTGCTGTCGTGCGTCTGCGGGCCGAAGAACACCTGCAAGAAGCCTTCGTGAAGGCAGAATCCCCACTCGCGGCGGTGCACGTCCCAATAGCCAGCATCAGGGCGCGTAGCCCATTGATGGCCCGAGCAATCGACCCATCGGCGATACGGCTTCACGAACTCGGGCAGCGCGAACTCAACGCGCCGGTGGAATGCGTACAGCACGATCGCATTGCCCTGGTTCCGATATTCGCGGTCCGCCGTCTCGTAGGTGAGGCGCAGCGGGTTCCATTCGGTGCGTTCTATCTTCACGCGTGCATCTCCTGTTGATCGCGCCACGCCACAAACGGGCGGCGCACGAGGGTTTCGAGGCGGTGCGCTGCCTCGGGATTGGTTGCGAGTTCGCTGCGCGACTGCACGCCGCACGTGTCGCGGATGAATTGCGCGGCCGCGTCTGCGTTGACGTCGCGCGGCGGCACGCTGTATTGCGCCACCCACGCGCAGAAGTCGGCGCGGCGCGCGAGCATGCCGGCGAGCTGGACGATGTTCATGCGGCCACCTCGTCGTGCACTTCGTCGGCCAATGGAACGCCGCTGATCGGGCGCAGAAACTCATCGCGGATGACGCGAGTGCTCAGACCGCCCCAAATGCCCCCGGACAAGCTGACGATGCGCAGGTCGCAGCCCTCGACGTGCCAGCGCGGCGTCGAGCAGGGCGCGAGGCGCAGCGGGCCGTCTTGCAGCCACCCTTGCGCGGCGAGTGCCGCGACCGTGACGACGCGGCCCTCATTCACGCCCGCGACCACGTAGGCGAGATCACCAGGCTTGCAGTTCATCGCGCACCCCCGCAGATCGTCACGTGCTGGGCGACGTAGTCCGCCGCATCACCCACCGTGTTGATGATCGAGCCGACCACCACGAGTGCGGCGATCGCCATGAGCGCGCCTTGGGCCATGTGCTTGAGTGCGCTCATGCCGCCACCTCATCGAACAACGCCGATTGCGCCGGGCCTTCGCTCGCAGCCAGCGCGCGGATCGTCAGCACCACACGCGCTTCGCCATCCGGTTCGCAGCGCCGCGCGCTGTCGGACCAGATCCACTTGTCATCGACGATGGCGATGCCCTTGAGCGCGTCGTAAAGCACCTTGCGCGCGTTATCGACGTCCAGGCATTGCACGCTGTCGTCCCAATTCGCGCCGTGCTTGCGCTTGCGCGCCTGCCAGTCCTGCGGGCGCTTCGGATACAGGTCGATGTGCACGTGCACGCGGCCGACGATCGGCTCGACGATGCCGACGCCGCGGAGGATGAAGCCCACGTCGCGCTTGTATGCCTTCGCCTCGCTGCTCGGCGCGGTCATCGTGCGGCCGTTGAGCGGGAAGGATTTCCAGTAGCGATTGGCCGAGATCGGGTAAGGGAGCGTCACGGTCCGCACGGCGTGCGTCTCGGTCGAAGGGTTTCCGGTTTTGGGCTCGAAGTCATCGTTCGTCATGGATTCGCTTCCTCGATCGCTTGCTGGGCCCGCTCTGCGACGGGCGGGAAAAAGTCGGTTGCTGGCTGCGCATTCGGCACGTCAGCGGTCTGCACGGTCGTCGGGATCTGCTTCTGCACGCCGATCTCCGACACGGAGTCGATGAGCGCGCGTTCGAGGCGCATGAGCCACGCACGTACGCCGCCGTTCTGGCGCTCGCCTGCGGTCATGAGCAGGTCTTTGCGGCCCGCGACCATGAGGCGCTGCTGGATCGTGCGATAGGCGCGCTCCTCGCCATGGAACGACGAGTGATGGCGCCGGATCTCAATCGTCGAATCGACGAGGTGCATCTGCTTCTCGCGCAGCTCGCGCGTGATGGCGTCGTTGAAGGTCGACGGCTTGTTCACGTGGCAGAAGCAGTACCAGCGGCCTTCGCTGCCGAGACTGCCGAGCAGCGGGCAGCCGAACGCTGCGCACATGCCCCACGGTTGGCCGAGTTCTTCGCTCATGCGGCGGCTCCTTCGAGTTCAGCCTGGCGAGCGCGAATGCGGGCCTTGAACTGATCGGGGTATTCGCCCGGGCGAGCGCCACTGATGCCAAGCTCCCTGCAAAGCGCTTCGCGTTGCGCATCCGTCATCGCATCGAGAGAGAGCTTGGACTCGCGCTTCGGGCGCTCGGGGCGCCGATGCTTCTCAACGAACGTGCGGACGAAGCCTGCATTGACCGGCGTTGGGTCGTCCGTCACATCGCGATCAGCCACAGCCGAGTCGTACGCCTTGCGCAGTTCTTCCGCGGACACGGAAAGCGCAGCCAGGTCGATCACCTGCTGATTCGATGCCGTGATCCCGCGCGCAGCCTTGCCGCGTTCGCGTTCCCAGCCGATCAGGCTCACCGAAATTCCGGCGGCGGTCAGCACGCCGTCGATTTCGCGCGCACGTGAAGCAGTACCGCTGCCGTCGTTAGAACCTAGGGTGTTAACTTCTCCCTCTCTCTGTCCCTGTCCCTCTCCCTGTCCCTTGGAGTCGATTTCCCGAGGGACAACGCCACTTCCAGTTGGGGACATAGGAGGGTTGTCCTCGGGGACTCCCCCGCCTTGTCCCTGGGACAACTTATCTTTGTCCTCAAGACAAAGCGGCGGTGTCTTTGGGACACTAAGGGGCTGTCCCTGAGGACAACCGGCCGCCATCCAATCGTCGAAGTCGGGTTCGACGTACGGAACCTGATGTCGCTGGCAGTGCTTCTTGATGCGGGCGCACTCGGTCTTGAAGCGCTGCTTCAGCTTCGCGATCCAGCCGTCGCGTGCCTTCTCGGCGACCACCGGGTGATAGATCCGGCCGTCTGAGCATTTGAGCCAGCCACGCAGCGCGCCGTCGCGGCACTTCTGCCACTCGGTCAGCACGCGGCCGAAGCCGGCAAGCTGGGAAAGCGTGCGATCGTCGTCGGGCAGCGATCCGCACGGCACCTGATGCCACGCGGCGCACCAGAGCAGCACGGCGGCGCGGAATTCTTCGCCGCTGACCTGGATGGCAAGGTCGCTGTCGCGCAGCCGCACCACGTCGAGCGGCATGAACGGGAAGTCGCGCAGATCGCAATCGGCGGGGGTGAGCGGATTCGGGAGTGTGTCCATGGGTGCCCTCGCCTTACTTCTCGACCATGCCTTCGATGCGATTCGAGAGGCCGAACAGCTTCGAGAGGTGCGTCCAGATCGCGTCGCGGATGCGCTTGACCTCGTGCCGCTCGACGATGCCGTCGGCGAAGGTCTCGTTGATGGCTTTGCCAATCTCGCCGTGCGACTGCCACGACTCGGCGACCAGCTCAAGCACCGCACCGTCCGAGCAGTTCTCCGCTTCGGGGATCTGCACGAGCGCCTTGCCGCGCTCGCGCGCCCACGCTTCGAGGATGCGATCGTCGTCGGCGAGTTCCGTCATGCGCACGGCCTCGGCCAGCGTGAGGTGATTGCGGTTCTCGGGCCCGCGATTCAGGACGACCTTGTTGCGCAGAAGCGCGCCGGAGGACAGGCCCATGCGCAACGCGAGCGCGTCCGTTCCCCCGTGTGGATAGTCGTGCGCAACTGCGTGCGCTGCGTCGGTTGTGTTCAAGATCGCTCCGAACGTATGTTGTCCGATCCCGACGGCGTGCCTAAAGTACGCTTCGAGATGGAACGTAATGGGCGGGGACTCTCCCGTGCATGGTTCCGCCACCGGCCGCCAAGCCACGACACCGAAACCACTGCTACGGGGAGTCCCCATTGACTCAAGAAGACGAAATCGAAAACCTCAAAGGCCAGATGGCCGCGTTACAGGCTTTCGTGCAGAGCGCCATCAACATCAGCGCCGATCTGGACGGCCTGCTCACCGCTTTCGAACTAGTCCTCGTCGACGCTGAAGGGGTTTGGGCGGAAGCTTCCGACGAATTCCACGTTGGGATGAGCGGGAAGGCGGCTCTAATACGCCAACACCTCGCAGCCACGAAAGGATTGCGGCCCCTTCCGCCTCGGAAGGTCCGAATTCCGCTGGACCCGCCGAGCGGATCCGAGTGACGAAGCACTCGGCCCGCGCCTGATCAAGCGAGCGCTGCACCGCCATCGTCGCGCGGTCGAGTGCGCGCTCGCGCTCGTCGGGCGCGCTCATGCGGCCGCCGGTTCGGTGGCGGCAGTCGAAGGGATAAATCCAGCCGGAACCGGCTTCCCGGCTTGAACCGCCGCGCCAATCACCATCGCTGTGCGCTGCTGATCGAGCTGCTCCGGCCACTGCGACACCGCGCCCTTGGTGATTCCAAGCGCGCGAGCCAACGCAGCGCCACTCCCGAAGATGTCGGCCGCTTGCTGTTTCGTTAGGTTCATCTAAGGCTCCAGTAGGCAATCGTCGCCAGTATAGAACCCTAAACTGAAAATGAAAAGTAATCTAAACCGGTAATGGTTTAGATTTCTAACCTATGAGCACACTAGAAGAACGCATCCGGACCGTCCTAAGCGAAACAGGCGTGGAACAACTCGCCTTGGCGGAAGCGGCCGGCGTGACAAAGAGCGCCGTAAGTCAATGGCTCGACGGAAAGATCAAGTCGTTGAAACTTGAGTACGCCGTTGGGATTCAGGAGAAGTACGGCTACAGCGCCATTTGGCTGGTGCTTGGGAAAGGTGAAAAGATGGTTCCGGGTATCCACCCTGATGATCCGTTCAATCCGATCCCGCTTCCGCCGGGGCGGCGCATTCCTGTTGTGGGGACCGCACAGTTGGGTGACAACGGATTCTGGGCCGAGCTGGAGTACCCGGTTGGCCATGGCGACGGCTATCTGGATTTCCCGTCGGGTGACAAGGACGCGTATGGCATTCGCTGCCGCGGCGACTCGATGTTGCCGCGGATCAAGGACGGCGAGTACGTCATCATCGAGCCAAACCGAAAGATCGAGAATGGCGACGAAGTGCTGGTCAAGTCCAGCGACGGCCGCGTGATGATCAAGCTATTCCTCTACTCGGCGCAGGGTCGCTCCCATTTCATGTCTGTGAATGAGGCGCACAAGCCGATCGCCATCGATTCGAAAGAGATCGAACGGCTGCACTTCGTCGCGGCGATCGTGAAGCCGTCGAGGTGGCTCCACGGGTAAGAGATGCTGGCGCGGCTAAAAAGAGATTTCAGCAAAAAACCAAAGCTACGGGGTAACAATGATTGGCAAGACGGCAAGATGTCTCTTGGCGGCCACCGCGCTATGTTGGGCTGGTATCGCGGCCGCGCAGGTTCAACTCGCACCCAAGGAAGGTGAACAAGACGCAGGTGCGTGGTCCAGTTTCATCCTTCGACCCAAGGGCTATCCAATATTCAGGGCCTCGAACACCGGCTCGGGAATGGCCACAAACGTGGACGTCCTCGCGCCAGACTGCACGGCACAGATGGCGTTCAACATCGCATTCGATGCTCCGGCGCAAACCGAGTCCGGGTCATCGCAGATCACGGGCGGCATGCGGGTAGATATGGGGCCACTCCATCCGGTGAGCTTCACGGTTGGCGCGACGGTGATGGGGGATCAGTATTTCATCGTGACGTTGAACGCCACGCCTGACTTTGCGGCGCTCATAACAGAAATGGAATCCGGCCAAGCCCTGCGCATCAGGTTTGATGTTGGCAGCGGCGGCCCCGCGATCAAGACGGTGCCGCTAAACGGATTTATGTTGGCGGCAACCCGATCGTTGCAGACCTGCACCGCGGTGAGGGACTCGATTGCCAAGGATCAAGCGGCCTCGAAGAAAGCCAAAGTCCCGAAAGGCGGCACAGCGCTTTAGCCATCTAGCGACACAGCCGTCCATGACGATCCCGCTCCGGCGGGATTTTTTTTCGCCCTCTGGTTTAGTATTCTTGACTGCAATAGTTTAGCGTTCTACACTTTGCCTCACCGCGTCACTCCACGGCGCTGCGAGGCAACGATGAACCTCTCCCTGTATTTCCATCTCCGCGCGCGCTTCATGCCCGCGCTCGACGCGATCCAGTGCGCGCGCATGGCGCTGGTGCTGGGCCACGTTCGCCTGTTCGACGAGGTCTGACCATGGCCCGCATCGAGCGCTGCGTGCGCATCACCATCGAGCAGATGACCGAGCCCGACGACGTGCTGCTGGCCGAGATCGAGGCCGATCACGTGATCGAAACCGACATTGACGGCGAAGTGCTCGACTCGTTCGCGATCGTCAACGGCGCCAAGCTGCCGATCCCCGTCAGCGAAGACCAGATGAACGCCTTCTACCGTGCAGCGTGGGGGGCGGCTCATGTCTGAAACCGCGCACAGCGAAAAGCAACTTGAGGCGGTCCGCGATGCAGTCGCCGAGGCGCTTGGCGATGCGTACGACTGCGTGCGCGTCTGGTCGGCATGGGGTTACGGCACGATGAGTTCGGATGACTTCGTTCGCGTCGCGGCGGACGACGACCGCGTGCACGAAATCGCTACGGCTGCGCTGGATGCATCAGGCGTCGCCGAGATCGTCTCTGCCCTTCGCCTTGTCGCCATGCGCACCGTGCTCACCTCAGGCGTGCGCGCCGTCGTCGATGCGGCGCTCGCGAAGGCCGGATATCCGCACGTTGAGCCGCAGGCGCCGCGCTTCGCTGACACGGGCTGCTCGCAGTGCGGCAAGAGCCTCGGGCCCGGCGACGCCGGCGTGAGCCGTTGCAGCGAGCACAGCGAGCCGGTGCGCCATGTCCGCATCTGTGGGGAAAACCTGTGATGCGCGCGGCCCACGATAACGCCCTGCTTGGCTTCGCGCTGCGCCCGTCGCGCGCGCGCCGTGCTCTCGAATGCGTCGCGTGGATGGCGGCATACGGCGGCGCGATCGCCGCGCTCTGGTACGGCGCCCTTCAGATTGGAGCCATGCGATGAGCACGCTCGCACAGTTCACGAAGCGTCGCGCGGCCTTCGAAGCATTCCTCGTCGAACGTGGTGCGCAAGTCTTGCAGCCGACGAACGAATGGGAAGTGCTGCGCTTCAAGACGGCGCGCGGCGTCTCGGTCATCTACCGCAACGCGAAAGACGGCCTGACCTTCACCGGCGAAGCGGCGGACGCATGGAACGGTCTTGCCAAAGGCAATAACTGGCGCGGCGTCGAGGCCGTGAAGCGGCCGCCGAAGGTCAGCGCCTACGTGCGCGCGCTGCTCAAGCGCGACGGCGACGCCTGCTTCTACTGCGCACAGCCAATGAGCGAAGAGGATCGCACCGTCGAGCACCTTGTCGCGCGCTCGCATGGCGGCCCGAATCATCTGAGCAACATGGTCCTGGCGCATCGCCTCTGCAATGCCAACGCCGGCCACTTGAGCGCGATGGAAAAGATCCGCCTCCGCGAAAGCCGGGAGGCCGCATGAAAACGCCCTTCGACTATCTCGCCGACGTGCTCGAACGCATCCACGCCCGCAGCCCCATTGCCGCTTACCTCGTCGCGCTCGTGATCGCTGTGCTGTGCACGATCGCGCTCGCCAATCTCAACGCCGACGGCTCGTCCGTCATCCCTCACCCTGGAGTCCACGCATGAGCCAGAAGCAAACCACCGAACTGACCGTCGTCGAGCGCGCCGCGCTCGCGCTTGGAACGTCCGAACGCGAAACGAAGCTGCGCGAGCTGGTCGCTAACTTCACCACGATCACCGAAATCAAGAACGCGGCCGCACGCGATCAGTGCCACGGCGCGCTGATGACGCTGCGCACGACACGCACCGACATCACGAAGGCCGGCAAGACGGCACGCGACGACGCGAACGCGTTCTCGAAAGCCGTGATCGCCGAGGAAAAGCGTCTGGTCGCGATCATCGAGCCGGAAGAGACGCGCCTGCAAACGCTGCGCGACGTGTGGGACGAAGCGCGCGAAGCAGAAAAGCGCGCGGCCGCCGAGGCCGACGCGCGCCGCATCGCCGCCATTCGTGCGCAGATTAACGAGATCCGCGCGTGCGTCGCCGTGGCCGTTGGCAAGTCGTCGGCCGAGATCGACGGCGCGATCGCAGCGCTCGAAGCCGAGCAGATCGGCACGGATCGTTTCGCGGAACTGACCGGCGAGGCCGAAGCCGCGCGCGGCGAGACGCTCGACAAGCTGGCCGAGATGTTCGCGGCGGCGCGCAAGCAGGAAGCCGAAGCCGCGCGGCTCGCCGCCGAGCGTGCCGAACTGGAGCGCCAGCGCGCCGAACTCGACGAGCAGCGCCGTCGCGACGAGGAAGCCCGCGTCGAGCGCGAGCGCGTCGAACGTGAAGCGCGCGAGGCCCGCGAAGCTGCGGAACGCGCAGAACGCGAAGCGCGTGAGCGCGCCGAAGCCGAGCAGCGCGCACGCGCGGAAGCCGCCCGTCGCGAGCAGCAAGCGCGCGAGGACGCAGAGCGCCGCGCCGCGATCGACGCCGAAGAACGCCGCCTCGCCGCGGAGCGTGCGGAAATGCAGCGCCGCCAGGCCGAACTGGCTCGTGCAGAGGCCGAGCGCCACGAGCGTGAACAAGCCGCGCTGCGCGAGATGGAGGAGATCCGCGAACGCGCCGAGCGTGAGAAGAAGCTGCGCGAGCGCGCGGAGAACCGTGCCGCGATGCTTGCCCCCGAGCCGACGGGTGGCAATTGGTCCGTGTCGGTCCGCGGCGGCGGTTGCATCGTCACCGATACCCCGATTCCCGGCGCAGTAGGCACCGGCCATGCCGACGTCGAAGCCTACGGCGGCCATCTCATCGCCGAGAGCATCTATCGTCCGGCCGACGCGCACATTCTCGCCGCCGCACGCGACATGTTCGACGCGCTGCGCCAGTGGCAGCACGCCGAGCGCGTCGCCGATGCCGACGAACTCGCGAACGCGCGCACCGCACGCGATGCAGCTATCGAGCGCGCGATCTACGTCCCCACCGAAGAAGCAGTCGCAGCCTAACCACCCCACCAAGCCCGGCCGAGTCTCGGGCCACGGAGAAACCATGTCTGACAACGCAATCACCACCAACACGCAAAGCAACGCGCCGGCGCAATTCGACCTGTCACCGCGTTCACTCGAAGAGGCAATGAAGTTCGCCAACCTGCTCGCCGATTCGAGCATCGTGCCGAAGGATTTCATCGGCAAGCCCGGCAATGTGCTCGTCGCCATCCAGTGGGGCATGGAACTCGGCCTCAAGCCGATGCAGGCCATGCAGAACATCGCCGTTATCAACGGCCGTCCGTCCCTTTGGGGTGACGCGGTCCTCGCGCTCGTGCTCGCTTCCCCGGTCTGCGAATACATCGAAGAGTGGGAGGAAAACGGCACCGCCTATTGCAAGGCGAAGCGCCGCGGCAAGCCCGAGGACGTCCAGTCATTCAGCGAAGAGGATGCGAAGAAAGCAGGCCTGATCGGCAAGCAAGGGCCGTGGTCGCAGTACCCCAAGCGTATGAAAAAGATGCGCGTGCGCGCATTCACCCTGCGCGACAACTTCGCCGACGTGCTCAAGGGCATTCCGATCACCGAGGAAATGATGGACGTCCAGCCCGTCGAGCGCGATATCACGCCGCGCGCCACGCCCACTCAGATCGCACAGCAGGCCGCTGATAGCGCACGCGTCGAGCGCGAGGACCGGCACGCCGAGATCATCCGGAACCTCGAAGGTGTCGCCAAAGACTACGGCTCCGAAGCGCTTGCCGAGTCGTGGGGCAAGCTCACGAAGGAAGACCGCAAGGCAATCGGCACGGCCGAACTCGACCGCCTGAAGAAGCTCGCCGCGACGGACGTGACGCCGAATCAGCAGGAAGCCACGGACGAAGGCCAGCCGGAGAACCGCGAGCCGGGAGCCGACGATGAGTGACGTCATCGAGCAGCGCTCCGACGAATGGCGCGCGCGGCGCGCCGGCAAGCTCACGGCGAGCCGCTTCGCGGACGCGATTTCGTTCTCCGGCGGCGAGCCCGGCGACGTCTACAAGTCGGGCCCGAAGAAGGGCCAGCCGAAGCCGCGCCAGTCCACCGGCGCGCGCGATCGCTACATGCGCGAGATCGTGTTCGAACGGCTCGCCGCTACGTCTACGCACGAGGTCGGCGGCCGCGCCACGAAATGGGGCGAAGAGGTCGAGGTGTTCGCGCGCGAAGCCGTCGAGCTTGAGACGGGCTTCATCATTCAGCAAGCCGAATTCGTCACGCACCCGCGCTACCTGTTCATCGGCGCTTCGCCGGATGGTCTCATCGATGCAGATGGCGGCTACGAATCGAAGTGCCCGATGGACGAAGCCGTGCACGTCAATACGCTGCTTACCGGTATGCCTGACGACCACGTAGCGCAGGTGCAAGGCGGAATGATGGTGACGGGCCGTAAGTGGTGGCTCTTTGCCTCATACGATCCGCGCATGCGCGAAGACCTTCGCCTGTACACGCAGCGCATCGAGCGCGACGACGCGTACATCACCAACACGCTCCTGCCCGGTCTGTTGCAATTCGAGGCCGAGGTGCAGGCACTCATCAAACGCCTGACCGCGAGGGCTGCATGAAACTGATCGCCAAAATCGAGCCTCAACCGCCGAAAGGAATCGCTTATATGCTCGGCGGCGAAACGTGGCTACCCATCGAGAAGCGCGAACCAGTTCGTTTAGCCGTCGAAGAGTGGGGAAACATGGGGCCGCTCGAGCTGCGCCCAGACGTGCCGGACAACGGTCATGGCTTTCGCGTTCGAATGACCTATTTCCCTGCACCCGACGGTGCGATTGGGTTCACGGACGTCGATGGCGAATTGTGGTGGACGGATACCGACATGTTCGGGCGAACAGAATCGGAGCGTGCCGCATGACCGCCTCCAACGACCTCTGGCGCCAAGTCGCAAGCATCCGCAACGCCGCGAATATCAGCGCCGTCGATCGCGAGCTGCTGCGCCCTGTGTTCGCCTCGTTCGATAACGGCGAGGTGCGCGCAGTGCCCGAGCGCGTGCAAGCCCGTATCCGCTTCTACGCCGCGCAGCAGCCCGCGAAGTAATAACCGCTCACCTACACGACTCACCGGCCGCCAATTCCCGAAAGTCAAATAGGAGCACGACCTATGTACGTCGAAATCGAAAGTGCGCTCGCGAAGATCACGTCCGTGACGCCGATCAGCGAAAAGCACGGCAAAAAGCGAGTGCCGGCGCACTCGATCATCTTCGAGCTGGCGATGAGCAACACCATCCTGATTCCGCTCGACAAGCAACTGCGCTCGGCCTTTTACCAGAAGCCGACGTCGGCCAGCGCCGATCCGAAGTCCGGACAGACCAAGATCGACACGTCGAACGTTGAGGACGGTATCTCGCAACTCAAGTTCCCGTGGTGGACGCAGTGGATCGAAATCCCCGGCGATCTCGTCGGCTGGGTGCTGACGTTCCACACCGGCAACAGCGAACGGTCGCACATTGTGCTTGAGGACGCGAAGGTCAGCGCGTTCGCGGTCCTGCCGAAAGACCTCGGCATCACGCTTCTCAAGTGCAAGGCGATCGTGCATCCGAGCGCACACGAGAAAGGGAAGATCGACGAGCTGCTGCAAACGGAAGTGAAGATTTCGATCCTGCCGCCCGACTCGGCGGCCCAGGGCGACATGATCGGCCATCCGCCGCAGACCGAGGCTCAAGACGACGCGAGCGAAAACGAAGGCGACGATCCTGAGGCGCACGACCCCGACGTGTTCGGCGAGCAGCCCGCAGCGTCCGGCGATGCGCCGCTCGAAGACCCATTCGCGGGTACCGATCTCGCGCGCGGCGTCGTGAAAAGCGACGCCAAGGTGACGACGAAGAAGACGCGCAAAGGCGGCCCGCAGCCCGATGGCTCGTGGCCCTTCCCCAGCGGCGCGCCCGCACACGCTTAACGGTTTCCGCGACGGCAGCAAGTCTGCCGAGTTGCGGCGTGTTTGGCCGGCGCCTGTACGGGCCGGTCCTTTTTCGAGAAACACAAAATGAAAGTGGCTATCGGAGATTTCGTGATTCGCAGCCAACACAAATCAATTTCTGGCTTCAGCAGATCCAAGTGCTTCGTGAACTGCACTCGTCTCAGAGTCGCAAATCGACTTTGCATGCTTAAACAGCTTGCTGGATTGCTCAAGCGCCTGCTTGCAGTGTCCTTCCCTAATCATCCGCTCGCCGGGGGAGATTCTGGGCTCACCAAGAAACCTCAACGCTCCAGAGACGACATCGAGTCTATCTTGGGCAGCTGCGACCACGCTCGCACAGTCACCGCTCAAAGGAGCCAAGCATTTGATCTCCTCGAATGTTATGTGAGTGATCGAGTCGACGCTCAGGCACATGCTCTGGAATTCCAGAACAGAGATAGGGGCTGCTTCAGCAGTTCTGAATCTTTCTCCAACGCTGGATGTAATTGCCAATGCTTCCTCAAGCTTGGCCACGATGCCAGCGGCAGTCAGCCGACCTACGACAAGAGCCTCGCGGTTTCTCTTTCGCCTATCGGACAACGCGGCCCAAAGTGCCACAGCCGCGGCAACGAACGTCCCGACGGCGACAAAGGCGTTCACCACAACGCCTGTTGCATCGACGTCCATTCCCGCCGGTGTTTCCGGCAGAAGCAGAGCTGGTTTGATCGGTGCGACCTTGGGCGCCTTCGTCGAAAGACAGTTGCACTGTTCTGCGTGCGCGACAGCTGTGAACGCCGCCGTTGCAATGCCTGCGAACACAACAAATTTGAAGATTTGCCTCAATGCGGCTTGGTAAGCCATCTTTTCCCCGTAGTCTATTTTAAGGGGAAAGATCGTAGCACAGCCGGCAGAGGTCTCCTGAACGTCCTGATAGTGCCGAGCTCTCTTGCGGCAACCGTGTCGAACGCTGCTCGCTCATATCGAATCAACAACTCCGCGAATGTCCCGTGCCGTCTCGGAGCAGACGCGGCTCAACTTGCCTATTGCTTCGAACAACTTGTCAAATTCATCCGCCTCCATCTGGCGATGACGTTCGAACGCGAAATCAAGGTTCTCCCGCAGTTGGCGAAGCGAAGAACGAAGTACAAGAGTTGGCTTGACGAATTCTGGCGCTGCCAATTCATGAAGCGGAATCTGACGCAAAGCTTTCTCCATAGCGCCAAGTTCACCAAATTCGAAGCGGACCTCCCCCGTAGCAATGCGGGTAAGTGTCTCTCGGTCTGGCACTTTACGTTGTACGTAAGCGGTCAAGTTCGTAACGCTATCGGCAATCTCGCTCAGTACCGATGCCATGGTCCTTCGGCGCTGTCTTTCGCTGTCGAACTGAAGTTTTCTCGCGCTATAGCCAGACCACCAAATGGCAATTACCGAAGCTACAGCCTGGACCCAAGCTGCGACATCACCGGATTTATGAGGCTGGTAGCGAATAAACGCGGCAGCACCAACGATGACGCCAATTACCGCAAGTGGCACCTTCCAACCATCCGGTTTCATATGAACCCCAACGTCTTTTTTGAGGATCGTAGCATGAGCCAACACCGCCGCTCCGACGCTCCCCTAGGCGCCGCTCTCGCCCCCACTAACGCCGCACAATCGCTCGTGACGTGCTCGGAAACGCTGCACCAGGCGATTGAGCGTGGCAACTCACTCGCGGCGGCCATTGCGGTCAGCCTCGCGCTGCTCGCTCGTGAGCGTGGCTTTCCCGGGCCCGATGCATCGCAAGGGCCGCAAGCCGGTTCGACGCTGACGTCTGCCGCAATCCTCACCGCGATCGAGAACGGGCTGGCCGAGGCAAGAGACGAGGTTTCGCAGGCGACATGGGAAGCGATCGACACGAAGGTGTGCGCGTTGCTGCTCGAACACCGCACCAAGGAAGCCGCGCCGACCTGGACCACCGACGCCGCCCGCGACGTGCTCGCCGAGCGCGCGCGGCAGGTCAGCGAGGAAGGCTGGACGCCGATGCATGACGATCAGCACGAGGCGGGCGAACTCGCTGCGGCCGCTGGCTGCTATGCCCTCTGGGGCTGGGGTGGCCACGCCTACTCGACGGCAGGCGACGAGCCGAATCCGTGGCCGTGGGATCGCAACCGGTGGAAGCCTTCGACGCTGCGCAGCCACTGCGTCAAGGCCGCCGCGTTGCTGATCGCGGAGATCGAGCGCATCGACCGCGCCGAACCGCGCGCGGATGCGCAGGATGGTGCGCAATGAGCAAAGCGCCCGAATCCATGCGCACGATAGCGCGCACGGGCAGCACCTACCTTCAGGTGCATGCGCTGCTAAAGGACGGAAACGCGCGCTCGTGCGAAGCGATCGTTCGCGAGCTGGGACGCCATCGCAGCGGCGTCGCTGACGCGCTCACCAAGCTGCACGACGAAGGCTGCGTGCACATCGCATGCTGGACGCAGCGGCCGACTGGCGCGCCCTTCGCGGAGTGGATCATCGGCACGGGCGATGATGCCGAGCGGCCAGCGATGATGACCAAAGGCGAGCGCAAGCGCGCACAGATCGCGCGGCGGCGCGCGGCGCTCGCGCAGGCTGAGCACGACGAATTCAGGCAGCGAACCGAGGCGATCAAGCCGTTTCGCGATCCGCTGGTTGCGGCATTTTTTGGGGAATACAGGAGCGCAGCATGAAAGCAATTCGAATCAAGGAAGTCGCCGCAAAGGTCGGCCTAGGCCAATCGACGCTGTACCGGATGATCGCGGATGGTCGGTTCCCGAAGCCCTTCGAACTCGTACCTGGGCGCACAGCATGGATAGAGAGCGACATCGACGACTGGCTCGCTGAGCGCGCCGGGAAAAAGCCCGCGGCACCCAGCGAACGCGAAGTCGATAGCCACCTCACGCAGCAGATGCAGGTGCAGTAAAAGGAAGCACGACGGCCCGCTCCCCTCGGCAGTGGGCCGCCCAGTCCTCCATCATCCCGCGTCGGCGCTCCAGCATATCCCGGCGCCGATATGCCGACTCCACCATGCTCTTGATCGTGTGCGCGAGCGCCTGCTCTGCCAGTGAATCAGGATAGTCCGTGCAGTCTGCCACCCAGTCTCGAAACGTTGAGCGAAAGCCGTGAACGGTGATGTCTCTGCGCTCCATGCGACGCAGTACCGTCGCCATCGCCATATTCGAGAGCGACTTTCCTTCGCGATTGCTGGGGAACAACCAACCCCACTTCGCACCTTGATCCTGCTGCTCTCGAACGATGGCAACAGCTTCATCGCTGAGCGGTACACGATGTTCAATGCCGCCCTTCATCCGCTCGCCTGGGATCGTCCAAACCTTCGCATCAAGATCGAATTCCTCGGGCTTGGCGAAGCGCACCTCGCTCGTGCGCGTCGCCGTCAAGATCAGCAGTCTTAGCGCACGCGACGAGCGTCGCGCTTTCAGAGCCGCATAGAAGGCGGGCATATCCTCCCACGGGAGCGCCGGATGGTGTTTGATATCGCGGCGTCGATGTGTGCGCGGCAGAATGCGATCGAGGTGATCGACGTAGCGGGCCGGGTTGTCGCCAGTGCGATGGCCCAATGCCGTCTCAGCATCGAGGATTGCTTTAATGCGTCCGCGCGTGCGGCGCGCAGTCTCGCCCTTCTTCGTCCAGATCGGCAGAAGGATTCGTGCGATGGTCTCGGTGTCGATGTCGCGCACGTCTATATGGCCGATCACTGGATAGGCGTAGAGAACCAATGTCGCGCTCCACTGCTTCTTGTGTTTCTCGCTGCGCCACATTCCTTTGCGTCGCTCAATGAACGCCTCGGCGGCATCCTTGAACGTGATCGCACCAGCCGTTGCTGCGACTCGCTCGCGATCGCGATCCTTACGCGCTTCGATCGGATCTTGACGCTCCTTCACCAGCGCTCGACACTCCATCGCCTCCTTTCGCGCGGCCGCAAGCGATACGAGCGAGAGCGGCCCTAAACCCATCTCGCGAGAGCGCCCTGCGATGGTGAATCGATAAATCCACGAGCGCGAGCCGGATGCGCTAATCTGCAAATACAGCCCACCGCCATCCGCGTAATAGCCGGGATCGACGAGTTTTCCGATCCCCAT